CCCCGCGTACGCTGTCCGCAGCCGGCGACCGACCTCCGGGCGGACGGCGGCGGGCCTCTAGCTCAACTGGCAGAGCAGCGGACTTTTAATCCGCGGGTTCAGGGTTCGAGCCCCTGGGGGCCCACCTCTCTGACCTGCATCGATGTCGATGCAGAGAACTCGCGGCGCAATCTCGTGTAGCAGATGTGTAGCAGCAGGCTGCACGAGATTGCGCTACGGTGGCCCCACAACAGAACGACCCCGACAGGTGCTGGTAACACCTGACGGGGTCTGACCACCACGAGGGAACAGGACTCCCCCTGATGGCTGACGCCTACGGTATCAGCGCACCCCCGACACAGACGTCGAGGCCGGTGCGCATCAACGCCCACGCTCCCCTGTGGCGCATCGTCGACACCCTCGCCGCCTCTGGCTGGGGCGACCTCCGCGACGCACCACAGAGCGTCCGCACGTACCTCCTCGCGCTCGGCCGCATCGCCGACGCCCGGTCCGGCATCGCCGAGACCACCGACGCCCAGGTCGCCGAGCGCGCCGGCCTGTCCGTGCGCACCATCATCCGGGCCCGAGGCTGGCTCGAGGAGCGCGAGCTGCTCGTCGTCATGCGCCGCGGCGCCCGCCAGGGGCTGCGCGGCGTCGCGTCCCTGCTGTCGATCACGAAGCGTGCCCTCGTGGCCATGCTGCCGTCCGCCCGCGCTGGGAAGGACGCGCGGGCCCGCGCCCGTGCCGCCCGCCCCGGCGGTGCCCCCAACCTGACAGCGTGGCGCGCCTTCCCCTCCTCTCGGAGGAAGACGGCCGCCGCTCCGCGCGCGGCCCGGCCTGACGGCCCGACGAACATCCAGAAGCGCCTCGTCGACCAGGCCGCGCACGCGGCCGCCAACCCGCCGCGACCCGAGACCCTCGCCAGCATCCGGGCACTCATTCGTCGCTGACCCCTGCCCTCCCCCGCACCGCTCACCAACGAAGGAGAGACCCGATGTCCCAGCACCGCCCGTCCCGGATCAACCCCGACACCCTGCCCGTCCTCGTCCTGGCCGTCCTCCTCACCGCCGGTCTCGCCGGCGTCAGCTTCGCGATCTCCTACGCCGCGCTGCGCGAGGTCTCCGCCTGGGCGGCCGTCCCCGTCACGCTGTCCTGGGCCGTGCCCGTGATGCTCGATGCCGCCACCGTCGTCTACCTCTTGGCCGTCCTCGTGAAGCGCGCACGCGGCGAGCGGGCCCGCGGCGCCTGGGCTGCCCTGGCGCTCTGGACGGCCGTGTCCGTGATCGCCAACGCCGCCCACGCCGCCGACGTCCCCGAGCCCTGGCAGCGCGCCATCGGCACCGTCGTCGCCGCCCTCGCGCCCGTCGCCGTCCTCCTGGCCATCCACACCATCGCCGACCTCATCACCGCCCGGACGGACGCCGCGAGCGCCACCGAGCCGGACGCGGACACGGTGGCCGCGAGCGCCACGACGGAGGCCCAGGCGGACACGAACGACGACCAGGACGCGGACACCGCCCCGGACACCACGGACACGGACGGCCAGGCCGGAACGACGGCGGCCGCGCCGAAGGACGTCCGCCGGCACACTTCGCCCCGCCCCCGGACGCGCGGACGCGCCGTCGAGCACCGCGACGAGATCGTCCGGCTGCACCTCGAGGAGCATCTGTCCGCCCGACAGATCGAGCACCACGTGCCCGTCCGCAAGACGGCGATCGCCGAGCTGCTGCGCCGCGAGCTCGGAGGTCAGGCGGTCCGGGCCGCGTGAGCGGGCGCGCAGGTCACGCCAGAACCGTGAACAGATACGTCAGGGCAGCGCCTGCGACCGCACTGACGACCGCGACCTTGATGTCCCGGTGGTCGTTCCACCTCGCGTCCCTCACGTCCTGGCGAGTCAGGACCCTCAGTCGCAACGGGCCTCGTTCCCATGTCCCGTCGTAGAGGCCCCTGCGAACGCGGTTTCGAATGCGCCGCTCCGAAGCTCGGACGGACGTCGCCACCGCCAGTCCCGCAACGATGTATGCCGGCACCGGCCAGGACGACGCGAGGACGAGCCAGACCATCAGACCGATGCCGACCAGCCAGATGCCAGCACGGGCAAGGAAGTCCCAGCTACGGAGCGGCACCGTGCGGCGGCCATCCGAATCCTCGATCCTTTGCGCCGCAGCTCGGTACGCGGCCTCGATCTTGCCGGCCCGCCGGAAGGCCTCGTCCGCGAGCAGCGCATCAAACCCATCGGGCAGAGGCCCCTGAGCCAACGCTTCCCTACGGCGATTGCCTTGGTAGCCCGCGTCAGCCATTGAAAACTCGCTCGGCATCCACCTGAGCACGCCGGGCACCTTGTTTCCGAACTGCAGCATCATGACCGGCGCGTCGACGTTGTCGACGTAGCCAGCCAGCGTCATGGCATCACGTGCGGACTCGTCGAGCTCCGAGGGGTGCGCCAGGATCGACCTGGCAGATTTCGGTGCGCTTCGCTCGTACCGCCCGTCCCGGTAGGCCGGACCGCGGAAGAGGACCACGTCGTCGCAGGCGGCCTCGAAGTCGGCCCGGATCTCGTCGTAGTGCGAGACGAGGATGACCCGTCCGCCGAAGTGTGTCGCGTCTTCGTGGAGGCCATCCGTTGCCGGCCCGAACCACCAAGCACCGATGCTCATGACGGAATCATGCCGCCCTTCATCAGGGGACGTGGAGCGAGCAGGCGCGCCGGCTGCGGCACGCAGCACTCGCGCCGGACCCATGCCGACCACTGGCCCCAACCGGGGTACTCCGCCGAGAACGCGAGCAGGCCAGGCGCCTGGTGCGTCACGACGCCCTCGAGCGTGACGATGTCGCCGCCGTAGGTCCGCGCGGTGCAGCGTGCCGGCACCGGGGCCGAGAGCAGCTTCTGCCCGCGCGGCGCGGCGTCGTGGTGCTCGATCAGCCCGCCGAAGTCCCGAGCCTCGGACTCGATCATCGGCGCTCCACGGCGGAGGCCCAGACCCACGCCCAGCCTTGGCGGCCGGCGGCGTCGAGGTAACGGACGTGGACCTGCCGCGACGTCCAGGCGATCGCCCAGCCGTCCACCTCGGCCTCGCGCTGCTCACGCCCGTAAGTGATCCACGTGCGCACCGCGGGCGGTTCATCCGGCTCGACGACGCGCTCGCCCGCCCTGCCGCCCTTCGGGGCGTCGAGCGCCGTGTCGCGCAGCGGCACCGCCTCCACTCCGGCGGGCCAGCCTCCGGCCGGCGGTCGTCGTCTCGTCCCCATGGCGCCAGGCTAGAACACGCGTTCGAACGCGGTCAGCGGAGACGAGCCAACTGACGGAGGCGGCTGAGGCCGCGCGGTTCTGGGAACCGCTTCAAGGGCCGCGGCCGCGCGCCTGCCCACTCGTACAGAGGCGGGAAGTCCTCGAACGCCCTGGCCAGGTATGACCCCTCGGGGGCGGCCGGTGCCCCGGTGAAGCGGTAGGTCATCTTCTGGACGTGTCCGGTGCGGAGGATCCTTCGGTAGTTCGTCTCGTCCAGGGGGTCCAGTTGGACCTTCTGCAGGGCGTGCGCCTTGGGCGACGAGTGGATCACGGCAGAGTCCCACGCGGCCGCGAAGGTGGGAAGGTGCGCGTACAGGGCCTCGAAGCACAGGTGGAACCAGAAGTAGTGCGGCAGCTCCTCGTGGTTGCGCCAGAACCACGTCAGGAAGTCGCGGAGGGCAACAGGAACGATGCTCCCGCGCTGCGCGATGAGGAACCAACTCGAGAGGAACTTCGTCACCGTGTAGGCGAAGAACGGGGTCGGCAGAACCTGGCGGTACAGGCTGTCGAGCGGCTGGGTGACGAGCACGGTGGCGTCCGCCCAGATGCCGCCATGCTCGGCCAGCAGGGACACACGGAGCACGTCGGAGTAGTGCGCCTTCCACTTCGACGTGCGCGCCGCGACGACGGGGTCCAGCGAGACGTAGTCCTGGATCGTCCGTTCGGTGAGGAGCCGGACGTCGAAGTCAGACGCCTCCTCGAGCAGCCGTCTCCCACACGCCTTGACGATGAACGGGGCGTACTCCCAGCCCTGCTCCCAGCACGACCAGATGATGCGCTGGTGCTCCGGGTTGGCGTCTACCGCGAGGGGCGGGTTGGTGGCCAGGAACTCGGCGACCTTCTCGTGAGCGAGTAGCCGCGCCTGGGCGTCCTTGCCCGTGAACGTCAACGTCCGTCCGTTGCCGACGTCGTAGGTGATATCGGGCACTGCTACTCCTTGCTGCGGGCCGCACGAAAGAGAAATCCTCCCAGGCGTTGGCCGTCGGAACGGGCCTCCGGGGCCCCTGGCAGCGGGTGAAATTTCGGACGGACACCGGACACGACGAAGACGCCCCCGTCCACCCGTGAAGGGTGGACGGGGGCGTCCGTGTGTCCGGTGTCCGTCCGATCAGTCCGTGAAGCGTGACCGGTGCAGGTCGGCGTCCGCGTCGAGCTGGGCGCACGCGTCCGCCGCGGCCGCGGACGGGTACAGCGTCGAGCAGGACGGACACCGGTGCGTCCGGACGGCGCACGCGCTGTCCGTGCACGGGCCGTCCAGGCCGCAGGGCGGACAGGCCGTCACGAGTCCGACCCGGCGGGCACCTCGACCTCCGGCACGTCCGGTACCTCGGGCAGGAGGTCGATCACCGTCCGGACGAGGGTAACGAGCGCCGCCCCGACCGCCTGGGTGATGAGCAGCGGCCACGAGATGTCCGTGAACGCGGCAGCGGATGCCAGGGCAGCAGCGAGGGTCTGGGCGAACGTCCGGACGACGCGGTCGAGGACGGCGGCCCAGCGGGTGCGTCCGCCGCCGAGCTCGGGCAGGTTCGCGAGCGACGTTGCGACGGACAGGACGGCGGCGAACGCGAGCGCCAGGAGGGCCTGGCGGGCGGCTTCAAACCCGCCGTCGACGAGCGGGGCCAGGAGCGGCAGCGCGGCCGCGAGCACGGTGTACAGGGCGCGCAGCAGTGCGGCGCGCCAGAACGTGAGGGTGAGGAGCACGGCGGTCAGCCCTTCTTCTTCGTGGCCGTCTTGGCCTTGGTGGTCTTCGCGCCCCGGACCCAGTTGCCGGCGGTGGTCTGCACCCACCACGTCTTGCCGACCTTGGTGCCGGAGCCGTTGACGACGGTGAACGGGTAGCCCTTGGGCAGGAGGCGGCCGCGCTTGGTGCCGATGCCGGCGTAGACGTGCGTGGGGGCGGTGGTGGTGCGGCGGTGGTGCTTCGCCTTCGCGCGGGCGGCGACGGCGGCGTCGAGTTTCTTCGCCGTCGCGGGGCCGGGGATGCCGTCCTGGGTGAGGCGGTGCGTCGCCTGGAACGACTTCGTCGCGGCGATCGTCGCGGGGCCGCGCTTGCCGTCGACGACGAGGTCGTAGCCGAGGCGGTTGAGCTTGGCCTGCTGGGTGGAGATCCACGCCTTGGAGTAGCCGCGGTTGTCCCACCCGGCGGGCGCCGCGTCGCGGTCGTCGTCGCGCGACGCCCCGCCCTCGCGCTCGCCGAGGTCGACGCCGGCGACGCGCTTGCGGAACGCGGCCATGTCGAACGAGGGGTCGATTTTGCGGCCGACGGGCGCGCAGATCTCCTTGTGGCCCTTCACCCACGCGCCGGAGTAGTGCGCCTGCAGCGCGGCGACGCCGCGGGCGTAGGACGCGACCTGCTCCTCGGGCCAGTCGCGCGGGTCGCCGGTGCCGGCGGCCTCCGCCTCGATCCCGAGCGTGTGCGACGAGCCGTAGCCGTCGTCCCGCACCTTGCCGGCGTGGTTCGCGAACCCGGCGGCGATGACGTACCAGGTGCCGTCGCGGCCCAGACCCAGCTGCGCGAGCGGGCCGGGCACGTCCGAGCGGCCGTCGCGCACGATCCGCAGCGACGGGTAGTTCCCCGTGGCGGACCACGGGGTCGCGGTGTGATGGCAGACGATGCCCCGCACGTCGACGACGTCGCCGTTCGGGCGCGCGCGGTGCCGGTAGCCGCGGGTCTTCCACCCGTCGACCTCCACGACCTTGAGACCGGCCGCGCGCAGAACGCGGGCGAGGTCGGTGAGCATGACCATGCTGGGGTGCCTCCTCGGGCATGACGAAGCCCCCGGGCCGACGGCTCCGGGGTCTGGTGGGTTGGGGGTCAGGGCTGCGGGCTCAGCCGTTCGATCCGGCGCACGAGTGCCTCGTGTTCGCGCCGCGACTCGGCGGTGTGCCCGTCGAGGCGACGCGTCACGGTCTCGACGGCGTCGCGGTCCTGGCGGATGTCCTTGCGCACGCCCTGGATCTCGGCGTCGTGCCGCTTCTGGGCGTCCTTCACGTCGCCGAGCTCGTCGAGGACGGCCTCGAACTTCTCCGCGACGGCGGCGAGCACGGCCTCGTGCTTCTTGTCGAGGTCGTCGCGCAGGTTGATCTGGTGGCTGTTCTTCACCTCGTGGCGGGCGCGTCGCGACTCGCGCCAGCCCTGCACCGCCGGCCAGGCGATCAGCACGAGCGCGGTGACGATCGCCCACGCCCACCACGGGGTGCCCGCGGGCGGCGCGGTCATCCGAGCGGGCAGACTGCCGTCGACGGGTAGATCGTGCCGGGCGCGGCCGACCCCGTGATGACCGTCAGTCCGCCGGTCGCCCCCACGATGCCGCGCACGATGGGGATGGACGCCGAGTTCGTGCCCAGCGTGATGAACGTGTCGGCCGTTGGCCGGTGCCCGTCGGGGATGGCACCGGCGTCGGCGACGACGATGTTGTTCGTGGCAGGGAACGACCCCGTGATCGTGCCCCTGAACATCAGCGCGTCGCCCCGGCGCGCGACTTGCAAGGGGCCAGTGAAGCCCGTCTTGAGCGGGATCGTCGTCCAGGGGGTGGGCGGCCGGTGCGGGCCGAGCCAGTTGTTACCGACCCGGACGTAGACGCCGCCGTCGACCGTGGAGTACACCCGCAGCCCCTCGGGGGGGTCCGGGATGCGCGTCGCGAACTCGGACAGCCCGAACGGGGCGACGATGTCCGCGCCCGCGAGGCCCGTGTACGTCGACGTCTGCGTGATCGTGGCGCCGAGCGTGTTGCTCGCCGTCGAGGGGACGGTCGCGCGCGCGAACTCCATCGCGCCGGCGGGGATCGACGGCGCGACGGGGGTGCCGGACGGGATGCCGATCGCGACGGCGACGACCATCGCGGAGTCGACGTCCGCCTGGTCGACGTCGTGGTGGATCGCGTACACGATGTCGATGCGCGACCCGGTCGCCGGCGCGGGGTCCGTGGGCACGGGCAGGGCGCCGTCGTTGCCGGCGAGCACGACGCCGTCGGCGGCGCCGCGGGCGAGCAGCATCGGCACGGCGGGCATGCTGTACGCCCACCCGGCCGTGCCGACCACCTGCGCGGGCGCCAGGAGCCCCGCACGCGGCCCGCCAGCCGCCAGACGGTGGAACATGCCCGCGAGGCTCTTGCGCGCCTCCACGGGGGTCGTGCCGCGCGTCGCGTCCGGGCGGACGAACAGACCACGGAACAGGCTCACGGGGTGCCTCCTTCAGGCTCGGTGTTGGGGGGAGCCGCGAGCGCCGCGACGGCCCGCTCAAGCGCGTCGATCCGCGCCCGCTCGACGGCGAGCTCGTCGCGGGTGGTGCGCAGCGCCTGGGCGAGCGCGCCAGACAGGCGGTCGTAGGCGACGCCGTCGGGTCGGCCCCGCTCGTCGTAGATCACGAACGCGACCAGGCCGGCGTCGTGGAGCTCCTCGGCGATATGGCCGGGGATGCGCTCGGTGGTGTCTGGGTTGCGGGCGACCTCGCCGCGGTCGCGCCAGGTGCGCCCGTGCAGCGCGTCGACGATCTGGTCGGCTGACAAGTGCGACAGGTCCAGGTCCTCGACGTCCTGCTTGTAGCGCAGGGACGAGCCTGTCTTCCACAGGGCGCCGATGCCGGTCGTCCCGCCCCCGTAGAGCACATTCGCGGTGCCCGTGTTGGTCTCGAGGTGCGCCCACACAGTCTTCCCGTCCGCGGGCTGCAGGACCACGTCACCGTCGGCCATCACCCACGCGTTGCCGCCGGCCGTCACCTGCGCGTCACCTTCGGCCGTCACCCGCGCGTCACCGCCGGCCGCCACCCGCGCGTCACCGGCCGGGGCATCGAGATACGCGGTGCCGGCGTCGGCGCGCAGTATCACGCCGGTCTGCCCGACGAAGTACAGATCCTCCTCGGCAATGCCCTGCATCCGGCCCGCCGTCCGGAAGAACAGCGCGCCACCGTCGCTCGGGTCCCGCCCGACCACGATGACAGAGTTCTCATTCGGGTCCGCGGGCGTGCTGACCGACGGGGGCAGGAGCCACATTGCCGGCCGCACACCGTCGGACGCGAGGCCGGCTGAGATCCGTCCCTCGACGTCCCCGGCGTCGTACCGCAGGTACATGCGCCCGTTGACGAAGCGGATGCGCTCCCCGGCTGTGCCGAGCACCTGCAGCTGGCCGCCGTCCTCGACCGTGACGTCCCCGCCGTCCTTGATGCGCAGGCCGCCCGAGCTGATCGACGCCGAGTTGAGCGTCGCGCGGGTGCGCAGCTCGGCGACCTGCCGCTGCAGGGACCGGATCGCGTCGACCAGCACGCCCGCCTTGCCCGGCGTCGCGGCGCGGCGGCCCTTCCACCCTTCGGTGTCGCTCACCGGCTACCTGCCTTCCATCGTGGGTGCGAGCTTGAGGGAGACCTTGCGGCTCTTGTCGCCAGAGATCTCGAGGATTCGCGTGCGGTAGGTGCCCTCGCGGAGGTAGATGTGCCCGGGCGGGATGCTGACCGACGCCCAGTCCCCCGGCCGGTAGGTGCCCAGCGCCGGGGAGTCGACGTCCGTCTCGAGCGCCCACGTCTGCCACGGGCGCACCGACGCGCCGAGCCCCGCGCGCGCGTGGGCGTCCAGCCGTGACACCTCCGTCGCGTTGGTCGAGGTGACCCGCTCAGTCAGCGGGTACCCGGCGTCGGTCAACTCGCTCGTCTCGGCGAGGCCGATCGGCAGGTCTTCCTCCATGCCGTCCCCGGTCGAGAAGACGCGGGAGGCGACGTCTGAGCCGTCCCGGTCGACCCCCAGCAGGCGTAGCGGGCCGCGCACGGCCCCGCGGTCCCACCGCCAGTCGTCGCCCACCTGGTGCAGCAGCGGGTCCGCCGTGGTGCCGGTGCGCATCACCCACTCGACCGACAGGCCGTCGACCGTGAGGCGCGGCTGGAATGCGATGTCTGGGCCGCCCTCGACCTCCGCGAGCTGGCGCAGCCGCTCGCCCACGTACCCGAGCTCGTAGCCCGGGTACGTGCGCTCGTTCGTACCGGCCTGGTCCGCCGGCAGCACGATCGGCAGCGACCCGCCCGGGTGCGCGAGCGCCGTCGCGACGAGCCGCTTGGCGATCGTGCCCAGGGACAGGCCCGACCACGACAGCGCCGTGCGGCCCACGCCCGACGGCCACGGCGGGGGCGCGATCGCGAGGCGGCGGTCGAGGTGCCCGTGCATACCGGTCGCCTTCACCTGCAGGTTGCCCGTCGCGTCGTCGTACCCGTGCGGCAGGATCGGGCCCGCCTCGAGCACGTAGCCGGCGTCGGTGACGGCGCCGAGGAAGCAGCGGTTCGGCTCGAGGTAGGACAGCAGGGTCTCGCGCGTGTTCGGGTTCAGGGACCGCAGCGGCACGGTGGCCTGCACGTCGCCGGAGTCGTTCAGCACGGTCGACCAGCTCGAGCCGCTCTCGGTCGTCGGGACCGCCGCGAGGATCCTGCCCGTCATCAGCTCGCCGCAGATGATCTGCACGCTCACGCGCGCCACCTCCTCACGCTCACCACCAGGCCGGCGCCCACACGGCGCGCAGCGTCGCCGCCGTCGTCTCGCCCAGGGTCAGGAACGCGAGCGACGTCGCGCCCTGCTTCGGCACGGGCGCCCACTCGCGCACCGTTAGCAGGCCCGAGCGGTCCGCGACCCCGTCGAGCAGGACGGACCCGGCGGCCGTGTCGATCGTCAGGACCGACCCCGCCGGGACGACGCCGACGTAGCGCAGGCGCCGGCCCGTGGGGACGTCGACGATCTCGAACCCGGCCGACGGCGACGGGCCCGCGACCTCGAGCACCGGCCACGTCTCCGCGTTGCCGGGGTTGTCCAGGTCGACCCGGCCGGACGACCCCTGCTCCCCGAACTCGAGGTAGCCCGTGGTCGAGCCCTGCCCGTCGGTGAACAGGTCGAACGCGAGGCCCCCCGCCAGCTCGGCGAACCCCGTCGAGGCCGACCGGCCCGGCCCGTACCCCGCCGGGTCGGGCGCGAAGAACTGCGCCTCCTGGGTGCCGCCCTCGCGGCGCACCCACGTCGCGTCCTTGAGCAGCCGGTGCCGGCGGACCTTCACGTCCCACCGCACCAGGCCGCCCATCGGCGGCAGGTTGAACCACAGCGGCACCGGCGAGCCCGTCTTCGTCGGCACCATCACCGCACGCAGGGCCGCGAGCGCCGCGTCCGAGGCTTCGCCGACGGCTTCGACCTCGAGGGTCCATGTGATCGTGCGCCCGTCGGCCCAGTCGTCGCCCTCCCAGGTGCCGTGCGCCCAGGGGCGGGGCTCGTCGCTGGTGCGCAGCTCGGGCAGCTCGTCGACGCCGTCGAGGACGGAGAAGTCGAACGGGGTGCCCGGGCCGAGTCGCAGCGGTCCGAGCTGCGCCTGCCAGGGCTGTAGGTCGGGTGGTGGGGTGAGCAGGGATGCGACTGTGGTCACGGTCTACCTCCGGATCTTCCACGCGAGCTCGTCGGCGAGGGCGCCGACGGCCTGGCTCTCGGCGTAGAAGTTCTCGATGTGCAGGACGGGGCCGCCGGCGGGCGCGGGGGCGGTCCCGTTCGGGAAGACGGTGGTGTTGGTGGGCAGGTGCGCGAGCTCGGGGCCCTGCTCGCCGACGACGGCCCAGCCGCCGCGGGCGATGGTGCCGCCGGAGGCGAGGTAGGGGATGTTCGGGACGTCGAAGCTGCGGCCGCCGACCTTCGGCACCCAGGAGGGCACGGTGAAGCCGATGCGGCCGATGCTGTTGTTCCACCAGGAGGCGACGTTGTTGAACGCCGAGCGGAACACGCCGCCGATCGCGGAGCCGATGCCGCCGAGCGCGGCGCCGAACCGGGAGGGCAGGCTGCGGAACCAGGAGACGAGGTTGTTGAAGACGTCCTTCACGCGGGTGCGCGCGGCCGAGAACCTCTCGTGCACGAAGGAGCCGACGGCGCCGACCGCCGAGCCGATCCGGCTGGGGATGTTGCGGAACCAGTCGACGACGTTGTTGAAGATGTCCTTCGCCCGGTCACGCGCGACGTCGAACTTCTCGCGCACCCGAGTGCCGACCGTGGAGACGGCGGAGCCGATCCGGTTCGGGATGTTGCGGAACCAGTCGACCAGGCCGTTCCACTTGTCCGAGATGTTCTTCTTGGCGTTGCTGAAGAAGCCGGTGATCCTGTCGATCGCCGCCTTGAACCACGGCACGAGGGTGCCCTTGAACCACTTGCCCACGGCCTCGATCGCGATGCGGATGCCCTTCCACGCCGCGGCGACGATCTTGCGCCCGAGCTCGGTCTTGGTGAAGAACCAGACCAGGGCGCCGACCAGGAGCGTGATCCCGGTGATGATGAGGCCGATCGGGTTCGCCTTCATCGCGACGTTGAGGGCCTTCTGCGCCGCGGTGGCGACCCAGGACGCGGCGGCCTGAGCCTTCTGCACGATGCCCAGGCCCTTGATCCACTTCCCGGCCTGCACGGCGCCCTCACCGAGGTCACCGATCGCGGTCCCCGCCAGGATCGCGTTGCCGCCCATCTCGAGGAACCGCCCGGCCGGGCCGCCGATCTGCTCACCCAGGGTGGCCATGCCGTCGCCCAGGGTCGCGGTCCAGGTGGCCAGGTCGCCGGCCGACTCGCCCGCGGCGTCGAACTTCGACCCGGCCTCCTCCGAGGCCCGGCTGATCTTGTCCGCCGAGTCAGACGCCGACCTGCCGACGTCGTCGAACGTCTTCGACGCCTTGTCCACCCCGACGACGGTGAACTCGACTGCCGGTGTCGCCACGTCAGACCCCCTTGTCGATCGCTCGCTCGATGGCCTGCGCGGCTTCCAACATCGCGTCCGAGATCCCCTCGAGGAACTCGTCCTCGTGCTCGTGCATGACGCCCGCGAGCAGCCCTTCGGTGGGCACCCGCTGCTCGACCCACCGCCACGACCGACGCGGCCGACGCCGCCACGGGTACGCCGGGTGGCGCAGCTTCCCCGCCCGCTCGAGCGACTGGTAGTCGTGCCCCTTGTCCGTCGACACGATGCGGATGCCGGCGGACTCCTTCGCCCCTGACGAGAGCCGGTTGCGCACCGCGAACGTGCGCTTCTTCTTCGTCAGGAACTTCGAGACGCCGCCCCGCTTGGGCAGCTTCGCCGCGAGCCCGGTGCGCATGTCGTCCGCCGTCGGCTGCCCCGCGGCGCGCAGGGCAGCAAGCAACTCCTTGCGGATCTCCTTGCCCTCGCCGACCTTGCGCATCACCTTCGCGAGCGCCTCGAGCGACTCCATGCCCTCGATGCGGAAGTCGTCGTCAGCCACGGCCGCCCCCTCCCCTGAGAGCGGCCGCGGCCGCGTCCTGCGCCTTGCGCGCCTCGTCGTAGAACACGCGCCGCTCAAGCTCGGTCAGGACCATCCACGACGCGACGGGCTGGCGCGTCGTCAGGCACCAGACGGCGATCTCCCGGGCGTCCGCGGTCAGCCTTCCCCCGAGTCGTCGGCCTCCTCGTCCTCGTCGTCGGCGAAGTAGTCCTGCAGCTCCTTGATCGTCATCGCGTGCGCGCGGGCCTTGGGGTCGGGCTCGCGCCGGCGGTGCAGGTCGAGGAAGACCAGCGCCTCGACGAAGGTCTCCTTGTCGTCCTTCGCGAACTGCGCGAGCGGCTCACGGAATGCGCGCTTGACCAGGCCGCGCTCCTCGCCGGTGACGGTGTCGTAGAACTGGCCAGGGGTGAGGTCGCACTGGTGCTCGACCTTCTGGGGCTTCGTGGTCACGCGGTCACCTTCGTCCAGTCCGTGATGAGCCACTGGACGTCGACGGTGAGCGTCGCGGACGCGTCCTCCGCCGCCTCGCCGCCCATGAACGTGTCACCCGACGGGCCCGCCGGGACCACGTTGAACGAGTAGTGCGGGGACGCCTCGGACGGCGCCTCGTTGCCGAGCGGCTTGAGCAGGCCCGTCAGCGACGTCCCGACACCGGCCATCGCCTTCGTGTACAGCGACGTCGGGTCGAGATCCTGGTTGATCGTCATGTCGAGGCGCTTGGGCGTCGCGCCCCGCATGTCCGCGAACGTCTGCCGGGTGCCGTAGTTCAGCGCCCAGGACGACGCCTCGTCCGACCGGTCGATGCTGTCGATGAGCAGGACCATGTCCCGCCCGTTGATCCGGGTCCCCGTCATGGGGTCACCTCTCCTTCATCTGGGCGCGCGAGACGCGCGCGAGGACGTTGACGGCGGCCGCGAGGGTCAGCTGCCCGTTGACCGCGTACTCCGCCGGCTCGTCGACGGTGTCGGCGGCGAGCTCGTACCCGTCGAGGTCTCCGACGGCGTCGAGGAGCTCGACGACCATGTCCATGAGCCGGTCGAGCGTGACGGCGTTGGTGCCTGGTCGGGCGACGCAGACGACCCGCAGCACGACCCGCCAGGAGCCGACCTGCGTACCGAACGTCACGCCGCCGTTCAGGACGTACCGGAACGGCGGTGACGCCTTCTCCGGCAGCTCCGAGTAGGTCTTGAGCTTGGCGGCCGTCAGCGCGTCCGCCAGGCCCTTCTGCGCAGCAGTGATCGCGTTCGTCATGCGAACCCCAGCGGCGCGAGGTACGGCGACAGGACCACGCGGGCACCGCGCAGCGGGTCCGAGGAGACGCGCAGCGCCGTCTCGGACCCGTCGCCGGTGTCGTCGTAGACCGTCATCAGGACGCCGTTGGGCGCCTTCACCTGGTTGAACAGGTTCGTCCCGACGCGCAGCACGGCCTCGTCCCGGGCCTCGTCCGGCACGCCCTCGGCCTCCGAGGAGGTGACGTAGTCCGTGACGTACCGTTCCGCGAGCGCCAGGCAGCGGGTTGCCTCGGCGTTGTCGGCGGTGGGGTCACCGCCGACCCGCTCGATGAGATCGGGGACGGTGACCGCCACGTCAGCCCCGCTTCTCGGCGTCGACCTCGTCCGCCGGGCGCTGCTCGGCGCCCGTAGGGTCGGTCGTGGCCGTCTGCTCGTCCGGCTCCTTCACGGTCGCGGTCTCGGTGAGCGCGGCGAGGATGTCGTCCTTGCGGGTTGCCCCTCCGAGGTCGACGTCGTGCGCCTTCGCCCACGCCTTGAGCTGCTTGGCGGTCCACTCGCCCGACGGGTCGCCGTCAGGGAACGGCTGGTCCGTGCTGGTGTCGTCGTCGCCGACGGGCTCCTCCTGGGAGACGAGCGCGGCGAGACCGCCGGCGAGCAGCCCGGCGGCGTACTCGTCGGGGAGGTCGACAACGTCGCCGACCCGCGCGGTGATGGGGGCTCCGTTGTAGAGCCCGCCCGGGGACACCTTGATCTGCACCTTCATGTCGACCCCTTCCGGTCGTCGTGGGGGCCAGGGGCGCCCCTAGCGGGCGCCCCCGGCGGGCGGTCACGCGCCGGCGGTGACCAGCGGCTTGACGGCCGTGGGGTCGAGGCCGACGGCGCCGCGACGGACCAGGGCGCGGAACGCCGTCTGGTCGTTGCCGAACCCGGCCTCGGCGGACCGCTCGAACCGCAGGCCACCCGCGATGCGGACGACGAGGGCCGACCAGTCGCCGAAGAAGATCGGCTTCTTCGACACCCCGAAGGGGTCGAAGTTCGGCTCGACGAACACGGGCTTGCCGAGGATGAGGTCGGGCTGGCCGGCGACCAGGGCCGACTCCCACACCGGCTTGCCGTCCGCGGTCTTGAGCTTGCGGACCACGGCGGCCGCGCCGTCGGACATGCCGAAGGCGCACTTGAGCGACGCCCGGTAGGGCGCGATCACCGAGTAGAACAGGTCCACCAGGTAGTCCGAGCCGTGCCCGATCGCGGACTGGTCGCCCAGGCTCGCGGTGTCGCCGGCGAGCGTGGTCACGCCCGGCACGGTGAAGCCGGCCTTCGCGGCCGCGGCGCCCGCGGCCGCAACGTTGAGGCCGAGCTGGCGGCCGGCGTTGCGGGAGATGTACCCCTCGACGTCGAACGTGGCGTCCTGCAGGAGCTCGTTCGGGACGTAGGTGATGTACCCACGCTTGGCGACGCCCAGGTCGACCGTGTCGAGCGTGGAGTCGCTCTCCGTGATCGGCCCGTTCGCGGGGATGTCGGCGTCGTCCGGCTCCGCGTGGATCGTGGCGCGCGGCATGGGGATCGTGTTCCCGTCCGCCGTGGTCATGAGCGTCGCGTACTTGAGGATCTCGGACGACTCGATCGCGTGCTCCCACAGCTGGGTGGACACGCCGCCCTTGCCGGTGCCGCCGGTGGCCGACATGGCCCGGGACTCGATCGCGACGTCGTACTTCTCGCCGGCGCGCGACTCGCGCACCCACTTCGCGAACTCGCTGTCCGCGCCGCCGCGCTCCTCGGGGTCGCCGTGCTCGCGCCGGAACGACTCGTCCAGGTCGCGGGCGCGCTGCTCGCCCTGCTCGGCGTTGCGCAGGCGCTCGGCGGCGTCCTTGCGGGCCTCGCCGAGGTTGTCGAGCTCCTGGCGCTGCTCGTTGGTCAGCACGCCGTTGCCGTTGCGGACGCCCTCGTTGAGGATCGCGGCGGTGCGGGTGTCGATCGACTCGACGAGCTCGCCGAGCTGCTTGATCAGGCTGGAAGCCATGGGTGTCCCCTTTCCGGGACTCGTTGGGTGGTTGGGTCCCGGTGGGTTGCGCCCTGCCGGATCGTGCTCAGGTGGTGCGTCCGCGGCGTCGGGTGGTTGCCCTGCCCGGCGCCGCGGTGGTCTGTCAGGTCAGCGCCACGCCTTCATGGCGTCCGCGACCGTGAGCGGCTTCGGCGCCTCGTCCGTGCGGCGGAAGAACTTCCGCAGCTCGTCTGCGGCCGCGAGCGCCCGGACCTCGTCGAGGGGGGCGTCGAACTTGCGCGCGAGGGACTCGAACGCGGCCGCCGGGCCGACGAGGGCGCCGGCGATCGAGCGGCGCTCGTCGTCCAGCGAGCGGGTGCCGACCGAGGTCGCCTCGTAGGCGGGCGAGTTGACGGGCGCGACGTCGAGCAGGCGCACGGACAGCAGGGTCCGCATCGGGAAGTTCTGCTCCGACTCGGACCACTCGTCCTCGTGGACGACGAACGCGAACGACGACTGCCGCACGTCGCCGCGCTGGATCAGCTCGTAGACGTCGGAGCGTGCGGCGGGCACGTCGGCCTCGTAGGTGAGGCCGACGTCGTCGACGCCCAGGCGCAGCGTGCCGCCGCCGGTGGTGCCGAGGACCATGTTGTCGTCGTGGTTGTACCGGGCGATGACGCCCGGCCAGCCGTCGCCGCGGCTCTTGTTGAAGGCCCCGGGCGCGACCTGCTCGACGAAGCCGCCGAGGTTGCGCGAGAGGCTGCCGAACTTGGCGGCGTAGCCGCCGATGGTGCGCTTGTCGGCGGCCGCGGCCCGGGTCTCGACCGGGACCGTGGTGAACCGACGCTCAGCGGTGGTGCTGGTCATGCGTTGTCCTCCTGACGGGATGCCGGCGCGGGGTCGGGCCGGGGCACGTTGCGGTAGTCGCCGCCCTGCACGGGCGGGCGGTCGTCGAGGGCGAGCGCCTCGTTGAGGGACAGACGGCCGTCCTTGAGCTTCGCGCCGATGATGTCCGTCTGGGTCTTGATGTCGGGGCGGATCGTCTCGGCGACGTCGAGGCGCATGAACTGCCCGCCGGGCAGCCATCGCGCGACGGCGAGCTCGAGCCGCTTGATGTACGGGCGCATGTTGTGCGCCCGGTTCCGGGCCCGGGACTCGTCGTTGGAGTAGGTGAGCGAGTCGCCGGCGTTGCCGCCGACCTCGCGCGGGTCGAGGCCGTAGATCGCGGCGATCTCCGAGGCGGTGAGCTTGAGCGTCTCGATGAACTGCGCCTGCGCGGGCGGGACGGACACGATGGACAGGTCCCAGTCCTTGCCGGTCACGAACGGCTTGCCGGACGCGAACGACGTCACTGCCCGGCTCTGCACCTTCTCCGCGGCCTTCGGGTCGAGCACCTGCATCATGTTCTTCAGCACAGCGGGCGGGATCCCGCCGCCGCGCTTGACGTCGGCGTACTCCTGCGCGGACAGGCCGGCGGCCACGATGGACGCGTAGTGCTGGATGGGCGACATGCCGAGCAGGCGCCCCTCGGGCACGAGCCACGGGATGTGCGCGACGCGGTTGCCCGGTGTCTGCTGCCCGTTCAGGTACCACCAGGGGTTGCCGTGCTCGTCGTTCACGGGCGACCAGTCGCGCACCCACTCGATCATCAGCGGCAGGTTGCCGCCGTAGCCCGACGTCGCTGGGACCAGGCCGACCGCGTTGCCGTCCGTGACCGTCGCGTACATCGCCTGACCGAGCCAGTTCTCCGTGCCGTACTCCAGCTCGATGTTGCGGAACAGCTCGGGCGGGCTGATCTCCTTCACGGCCCCGGGCCGGTCGGGCCGGTAGAACCGCGGGGTGAGGGTCGAGACGTAGTCGACGATCGTGCGGATCGAGGCGAACACCGGTGTCAGGTACGTCGCGCGCTCGGTGGTGACGGTGACCGGGGTCCCGGTGGAGTCGATCCACTCGTCGCCGGCCGACCGCTTCTCGGCGCCGCCGTTGAGCCACCCCATCACTGCATCCCGAGCAGGAGGGCCACGCCGACGGCGAGCACGCCGACGGCGATCAGGGCCACGCCCAGGCCGACGGCCAGCCACAGGCCGGCGCCGACGGCGGCCGCACCGCCGGCCAGGAGCAGCATGGACCCCTGGTCGCGGGTGAGTCGTCGCTTCACGGTGACCCCCTTCACAGGATCGAGGACATGACGTCGTAGTTCGCTTCCTCGCGCGTCGCGGACAGCGCGCACGCGCACGCCTCGAGCGCGGAGATGTCGCCGCCCTTGCGCGCGAACGCGCGGCGGTCGCCGATCTGCCGCCACCCGGCGGCCGCGACAGCGGCGTCGAGCTCGTCGTACCCGCCGTGCTCGACGGCGCCGGCGTCGACGGCCTGCACCAGGTCGTCGCACGCCTGCACGTAGCCGGGCAGGTCGAGGCGGGTCACGATGACGCCGGCCGCCTCGAGGTAGGCGATGACGGTGGACGCAGGGCCGCCGCCGTCGACCACGACGGGCACGCCCTGCTCGGACTGGATGCGCGCGATCTCGGCGACGGCCTTCGCGCGCTCGCGCGTGGGCCAGCGGTTCACCGAGCCCAGGTGCGGCCGTTCGCCGCCGAGCACCGCGCCGAGCGAGATCCACGCGTGGTCGACGTCGGCGGCCACGCCGAGCGCCACGACGGGCGCGTCCTTCGGCCGCGGCGCGACGAGCTCCGGCCAGCGCGGCATGATCAGCTGGCCGGCTGCGTCGTCCCGCCAGATACCCAGGCGGTCCTCCGCGAACTTGGAAGGGTCGTAGGTCTCGAACTCGCCCTGCACGACCTCGTGGTTCATCCGGGTCAGCCAGGCCGGGTTCGCCGACCAACACAGGTACTCGACCGCCGGCGTCCACTTCTTCGCCGCGAGGTCGGCCTGCGCCTCCCGGTACTCGTCGCTGTCGACGTCGACGCCCCACTCGCACCACGCCGCGTTCGTCGACTTGCCCGCGAGCGCCGCACGGCGGACCGCGTCGAACGCGAACGAGTCGTCCTCCTCCTGCGGCGTCGTGCCCAGGAGCCAGACCTGCGGGTTGGGCATCGCGGACATGGTCGAGTTGATCGACGTCCACGCGCGCGAGCCGAGGATCTGCGCCTCGTCCAGCAGCAGGCAGTCGGAGGAGAACCCCTTGCCGCCGGCGCCGCTGCGCGCCTTGAACTGGACCTTGGCGCCGGTGGTGAACGTGACGGCCTCGCGGTTGAGCGCGTTCATCACGGCCTTCACCCGCAACCGCAGCGCGACGTTGTCGTCCGCCTCGATCAGCTCCATGAGCTTCGCGAACGCCTCGCGCGCCGTGTCCTGCTGGTGCGCACTGACGACGATCTTCTTCTCGCCGAACAGCAGGGCGCCGGCGAGGATCCGCGCGACCATCAACTGCGACTTGCCGTTCTGCCGTGGCACGGTCACGCCGACCCGCTGCGCGGCCCACGTCCCGTCCGCACGCTCGCCCTGCGCAGCGGTGAGCACCTGCTGCTGCCAGCCGTCCAGGTACAGCCCGAACGAGGCCGACAGGTCGACGACGTCGTCCGCCGAGCTAGCGCGAACGCCCTGCGGCGTGACCCAGGCGCGCGACGGCGCCTCCCCGAGCAGCGCGACGCTCTGCGATCTCGTCAACCGGGTCACCCGCCTTCCCCTTGTCGTCGGCGACCGTCGGCTCGAGGACCGCCTTGCCGACGCCGAGCTGCGCGAGGACGCCCTTGAGCGCGGTCACCTGCTGGCGCGCCTCGGACAGGACACCGTCGAGGGAGACGTAGACCTTCTGCTCCTCGCCGTTCCCGAGACGGAAGTGCATGAGCTGGATCCACTCGGCCTTGCCGGTGACGATGCGGTCGATGTGGTCGAGCCGGTCGACGATCCGGCACGCCTCGACGGTCAGCGCCTCCACGGCAGGATCCGCGCCGCCGGCCTGCTCGAGGTAGGCGCGCAGTCGTTCCGACGTCGTCGATGGCGCGGCCGTGGGCCGGTCGGCGCCGGCGCGGCAGGCCCTGTGCATGGGCGTCGCGCTGCTGCGCGCCGTGATCCGGATGGACTCGCCGCAGACCACGCACCATCCCTCGGCCGGAGAACTTCCCGTCTGGCGAGCCTTCTTCACCCGCTCGGCCTGATCCTTCGTGGCCACGCGATCACCGCCCGGGGGTCGTAGTTCCTCCGGTGGAGTCACTCCCGAGGGGCCAGCGCGAGTCCCGTCGCGCAGGCATACCCCACGGGGGCACCACCTCTCAGCATCGCCGGAGAACCCTCTGACCTGCGACGACACGGACGAACACCCGGCGAGACTCGAAAATCCGCCCGATCCGTGTGTGAAAACTTTGGTGGTTCGGGGGTGAGGGGGAAGATTGGCCGCAAAAAACCCCGGCGTCGCGCGCGGCACGGCGCGTGTGCCGCGCAGGATTTTCTCCGGTTCGGTCAGAGGTCGAGGCGTCTCGTCGCGGTCACGACGTCGCGTCGTTCGCGTCGAGCTCGAGCGCGGCCGCCCTTGCGTCCGCCCTTGCTGGTGTTGCACCGGGCGTGGGCCGGGCCGAGGTAGCCGGCGCCGTCGTCCGTGTGGTCCAGGTGCCAGGTGCTTCCTGGCAGGACCGGGCGCCGGCACACCGTGCACGGCAGGGGCAACCGTGCCGCCCAGGCTCGGCGTGCGGCCTGGTGGCTGGCGCCGTACCGGTGCAGCTTCTCGGCGTAGGACGTGCCGCGCTTCGTGAGGCGGATCGGCTGCCACGTGCTGTGTTCGTCGAGCACGCCATGCCAGGCGGGCACGCGGTCGATGCGGTCGTGCGCGGTGTACCACGCGGCCACGCCGCGCAGGCCGTCACGCACGCCGCGCCGTCGGGCGCGCACCCGCTGAGCGCACACGTCATAGCCCGGGTCGAGGAGATAGCCGTGCGTCGCTCGCACCAGCTGCTGCGCCTTGGCCCGGGCAGTCGAGGACGCGCCGGTCCGGATCACCACGGCCGACGCGTTGGGGTCGGTGCCGACCGCGCGCATGGCGGCGATGAACTGCCGCTCGCTGCTCCACTGCGCGTCGTCACGGTCGAGCACCTGCAGGCCGAACACGGCGGCCAGTCCGCGGGCGGTCGTGGACTTGCCCGCACCGGGCGGGCCGAACAGCAGCACGACGAGACGAGGCACGGTCACCTCCACCCAGGTACGACGAAGGCCCGGCACCAGGGACCGGTGTCGGGCCTTGCTGCGGGCATGACGAACCCGCCGACGTCAGAGTAGCGCATCATCCCGGCGACCGCGCAACGCCTCGGCGCCGCGGCGTCAGTTGATGTCGCGCCAGTACTTCACGAACGCGATCTGCCGTGCGAAGGACGCCTCATTCACATTGGCGGTCGCGAACAGCCGATCGACCTTCTCGTCCGTGAACTTCCCGGATACGGGCCTGCCGTTCTCGATCGCAGAGATGGATCCTTGGTCGACGTCCGCCCGCCGTGCGAGTTCGTCCTGGGTCCAACCCTTCCGGTGGCGGGCAACGACGAGGACCATGCCGATCTGCCACGCTGTGTTCTTCAGGGCGGCCGTGGTCTCCTGCCGAAGGAGACCAGCTCGAGGTAGGTACGGCTTGTCGGGGGTGGCCATCGTTCGCTCCATTGCTCCGATGCGGATCTGTCCGGACGAGTGTCGCAGGCAACACGCGTGGCCGGGGAGGATGAAATCCTCAGGCGCGAGCGGTCCCGACGACGTCGGGCGTGGTGCGCCCGACGAGGGTCGCGGGGGTGTGGGCGCGGTACACGTCGAGGTCGTCGAAGACGCCCGGCTCGTGCTCGAGGCCGCACGTCGTGCACGGCCCGGCCGGGCGGCTGCCTATCCGGCCGACGACGGCGGCCTGCTCGGCGGCCAGCTGCACGGCGACGCCGAGCTCGTCGACACTGCCGTGCTTCCACGCGGACCCGCACTCGAGGCAGTACGCCGTCGTCGGGTACAGCCGGACCCGGACCTTGCCGAGGGTGGTGCACTCAGGGCAGCGGACGTGGGGCTTGAACGGCGGGTCGGCCCACGTCGTCGCGGTGCGGGCCAGGGCCCACCAGCGGAACACGTCACGCGCCAGGTTGTGCAGCATGTCGTCGGGCAGCGTGGGCGCGAGCTCGAGCAGCCGGCGCAGACGAGCGGCTGGCCCGGCGGGCATGAGCTGGCCCACCAGGGCGCGGCACCACGTGATCGTGGCGAACTGGATGTCCTGGTGCGCGGCCATGCCCTCGATGTTCGTCGGCGGGCGCGACGACGGACCGCGCGAGGAGCCGCCGGCGGACGAGTCGTCGGCCGGGTTGAGCAGCTGGACCAGAAGCGGGGCGTGCTCGACCGTCGTCGAGCGCACGACCAGCCGGGGCAGCGGCGACGGGCCTTCCGCACCGGGGGCCGGCGCCTGCCGCTCCTGCCAGGTCTGCAGCGCCGGCGGGATCACCTGGTCCACGTGGTCGCACCACGGGTCGACCAGCTGCGCCACGTGCTCGGCCATCTCGTCGATCAGGGCCTGCCGCTCGGTGCGCTCGGGACGGTGCTTGCTCACGCTGCCTCCTCAGTGGCCTGCTGGGTCGCCTGCCAGTGCTTGAACTTCATCCGTGCGTTGGCGCAGTCCTTGCACGGCTTCGTGGTCCCGTCGGGGTGGCGGGCACAGAACGGATCGGGCGGGAGGGTGGCGGACGGAGTAGCCGGCTGCGGGTGGGTGGTGGGTGCGGCCTCCCCCTCCTGCTCCCTCTCTCCCTCGTCCCTCTCTCCCTCCCTCTCTGCTCTCTCTCCCTCACTACGCGGAGCCTCCGGAGGCTCTACGTAGGGGTCGGGGGCTGCGGCGTCCGGCTCGTGGCACGCCTGATGGGCCGGCGCGGCGGGGATGTTCGAGCGGCTGGGGTTCTGGACCGGCTGCCAGCGGTCCCAGCCCGTGAGCTCGAAGTAGTCCCGGCCGCCCACCTCGTAGAACCGGATCATCTGTCGCTCGGCGAAGAGGAGCAGGTGCTCCTCGACGACGTCGGGCGTGATGTCCTCGTCGAGGGGGTACACGTCGGCCTTGATGAGGGCGGCGTTCGTCCGCTCGCGACCGAAGTCGTCCGCGTACAGCCACAAGCCGATGAAGGTCAGCCTCGCGTCCCTCGGCAGAGCGAGGACGTCCTCGCTCGTGAAGAACTCCGGCTGGATCCACCGGCGTCTACGGATCATCCCGTCCTGCTCCTGACGTTCCAGGTCGGCTTGGCGTTGCGGATCCACTCGCGTTCAACCCGCAGCGCGTCGCGCTCGCTCGGATAGACGTCCACCAGCACCCGGCGCGCCTGGACGAACCACTGCGCCCGGTGCCGGTGGGTCGCCCACCGCTTGAAGGGGTTCCACGAGACCCCGACGTACAGCAGGTCCCCGACGACGTCGTAGAACCGGTACACGGCGGTCTCGTGGGGCCTCACGAGGTCGTGAGGCGTCGCGGAGGCGGTCGGGAACGGCGCGGGCAACGCGAAGGCCCGCACCGCTCCCTCCACCGCTCCGCACACCTCAGTCGTCGGCACCCGCGGGCACCTCCTCGGCGGTCTCGTACCGGTCGAGCGGGTGGACGCCGTCGACGATGTAGACGGCGAGGTCGACGAGTTCGGCCGGGCCGCCGGCGAGCTCGCTGCTCGCGAAGCCTCGCTTCGACAGGACGGCTCGCGCCGCGTCGAGCGCGCGGGCCCGCAGCTGCTGCTCGGGGGTGAACTCGACAGGCTCGGGCTGGACGACGTCGGTTGGGGTGGTGTCGGCCATGGGGTGGTTCCCTTCGGTCAGTCGGAGCACCGGCACTCGCCGGTCTGGGGGTTGATCTGGCCGCCGCACGAGGGGCAGGGCTCAGGCTTCATGGGTCACCTCCTCGCGGGTGAGGACGGCGAGGATCGTGCCGTCGAGGAGGTCGGCCGGGCGCCACACGTGGGCCTCGACGCCGCAGCCGCGGAACTCTGCGAGCCAGCGGTGCTGCTCGTTGGAGACGCGCCCGCGCTCGGTCTTGAGCTCGGCGACGACCTGGCCGCCGCGCTTGGCGTGCAGGAGGACCAGGTCCGGGAACCCGGGCTGCGAGCGCCGGCTGTCGTGCGTGTGGTACGCCAGCCAGCCGAGCTCGCGGGCCAGGCCGAGGACGCGGGTCTGCAGGGCGGCCTCGGACATCTCGCGGGCGATCTGGGCGCGGTACTCGGTGCGGGACACGGGCCTCATCGGCGGCCGTCCCGGCGCCGGCGCTTGCACACGCGGGCGACGGCGTAGGCGATGGCCGCGAGCGCCACGAGGCAGATCGCGGCGCCGAGCCACTCCGGGGCGGTCACGCGGCGGCCTCCCACGTCGTGCGGGCGGCGAGCCACTCGCGCTCGAACTGCGCGAGGGACGGGCGGCCGGCCTTCTCGAAGTGCTCGATCAGCTCGGGCGCGGCGTAGGCGGCCACGCGCGACCACGGGCCGGTCAGGAGCGAGAAGGGATCGATCCCCTCACGACGGCCGCGTGCGTTGAGCACCTTCCCGTGCGAGCCCTCCTCGGCCTTCGCGTAGGCGGCCTCGAGGACGACGTCGAACTCGGCGCGCATCTCCGACCACTGGGCGGCCGCGTGCGCGAAGATCGCGGACCTCACGCGGCGGCCTCCTTCGGGTGCTCCTTGCGGAGGTGCTCGTCGAGGTCCGCGACGGCGACCTTGAACGAGACCTTGATGCAGAGCTGCACGCCGGCCTCGTGGCCGGGGCAGGTCCAGATGAACCCGCGGCCGAGCTCTCCGTCGAGGGTGCGGACGCGGCGCACGCTCGGCCGAGGGGCTGGCGCGGGGGCCGCGTCCGGCCGGGCGGCGAGTCGCTCGGCGATCTTCGACGGCGGGGTCGGCTTGGCCGCCTGCCGGCGACGCACCTCGACGCCGGCGGCCTTGAGAACGTTGGACACCGTCGAGAGCGAGACCCCGACGCGGTCGGCGACGTCCTGCATCGTCAGCACCTCGTCGGCGGACGCGTACAGGGCGACGATCTGCCGATTGCGGATCTCGCGCGACGCCTTGGACTCGCCAGGACGCGGACCACGGCGGGGGGCAGGCTTCTCGAACGTCTCGAAGGTGGGCTTCGGTGTAAGCACGGGCACCTCCTCGGAGGCGATCGGGGCGGGCGGCGGCGTCGTGAACGCGGCCTTCTCGTACTCGGTGTCGACCAAGGCGCCGGCGAGCGCGCGGGAGGCCGACATCGATCGGGGCTGGCCCGACGGCTGGGCGAACGGGTTCGTCGCCGCCCGGCGGGCCTTCTCGGCCTCGCGGCGCTCCCTCACAGCGTCCAGGTCGACGTCCGACCGGCCCGTGGGGAGCGCCAGCGGGGCGAGGCCCACGACGCCGCCAGCGGCGGTGCTGCCGGCGGCCCTCATCGGGCACCGCCGGCGGCGAGGCGCTGACGGCGGGCCCAGCCCTCGAGCAGGGCGACGCACCCGTCGACGCCGACGCCCTCGGGCAGGATCCGCGCGCCCTCGAGGTGCATGAGGCGCGACGCGACGAACCGCAGCTCGTCCTCGTCGAAGCCCGGGCAGAGCGCGGCGTGCGTGTAGAGCTGCACCCAGCCGGCGAGCGTCGTCGTGGCGTCGTGCTGCGCGGCCGCGAGCGCCTCGGAGAGGATGCGGCGGGCGTCGCGGACGCCGGCGTTGAGGTGCGCGGTGGCCATCGTGCGGAGGCCGGGCACCTCGCCCGTGGCGGGTCGGCGGGCGGGCGCGTGGGCGGCCACGGCCGCGCCGTAGAACGATCGGACGCGGAGGCCGGCGACGTACTCGCGCTCGTTCTCGGTGAATTGGTCGGAGAGGCGCACGGTCATCGGGTCACCTCGATCTGGCCGTCGCGGTGCTTGCCGCGGTGGTAGGGCATCTCGGTGCCGGAGAGGTACGACTTCACGCTCGTCGCCGTCCAGTCGCAGTGGGCGCACGACGCCGTCCACAGACCGCGCGGGTCGTCGCGGTTGACGGGCTGCATCGTGACCTTGGGGCGGCCGATCTTCGTCTTCATCGGTCGGCCGCCTCGCGGGTCGCGGGGACGGCGTCGTACAGCCAGTCGACGGAGACCCACACGTGCTGGTTGAACGCCTTCTCCTCGGTCGGGCCGTCGTACACCCGCAGGGCGCCGGCCGGGGCGATCGACCAGCGCGTTGCGGTCTCGAAGATCACCTCGCGCGTCGTGGGCGCGCCGGTCGCGTCGAGCGCGCGCACCTCGACGACGACGCCGCGGCGGCGGGGCGCCGGCTTCGGCTCGTCCACGCGGGCCGGCGCGTCGAGCACGGGCAGGCCGGGCACCGGCCCGCCGTCGGCGAACGTGAGGCCGGCGTGCACGGAGAGCGCCTGGACGCGGGCGAGGTCGACGAGCTCGGCCTCGGTTGCCGAGCGCAGAGGGACGGGTGCCGGGTCGGGGCTGACGGCGCCGAGCAGGTCGCGCGGCGTGGGGATGGTGGTCACGGGGTTCTCCTCGGTGGTCATGCGTCGTTGCGGGCCGCGAGCGCCGGGACGTCGACGGTGGGCGGCGGGGTGGTGCGGGCAGTGGTGCAGTGCCGGCAGGACGGCAGGGGCGGCAGGGAGTGGTGCTCGCCTGCCCGGTGGTCGCCGGCGCACGCGGTGCACGGTGTGCGCTGGGTGTCGTGGATCGGGCACCAGGCGCCGCGGGGCGGATCGACGAGGCGGCCGTTGAGCTGCCGCATCGCGGCGACGTGCTCGTCGATCGCGCGCAGGCGGGGCACCGTGGCTACCCGCCCGACCGGTAGGGCAGGTGGGTGCGGCGGTAGACCTTCACGCGGGCGGCGTGCGCGCTGTACCCGGTGGAGGGCACGGTGCGCTGGTCGTCGGTGCCGTCGTAGAACACGGGAATCAGGAGCCCGTCCGCGACGGCCCGGGTGAACAGGCCGGCGCGGGACCGGTTCGGGAAGCGGATCGCGTCGAGCTGCTCGCGCACGTCGTTCACCGAGAGCGTCCAGCCCGCGGGTACCGCGGCAGCGATCACCGCGAGGCCCGCCGCGACCTCCTCCCGCCGGCGCGCCGCGATCGATAGGTCACGGCCGCGAGCGCCCGCCTCCGCCGGGGTCAGGGTCGGCGTGCTCATGCGGCACCGCCAGCGAGCTCGCGCAACACGGCCTTGGCGACGTCGTCGCAGTCGTCGTCGATGCCGGCGGTGTTGTAGACGACGTCAGCGACGAGGTCGAAGTGCTCGGGCAACGTGCCGAGCACCGCGGCCGCGATCAGGTAGTCGAGCCCGGTGACGGGGCGCTCGTCGTTGAGGGTGTCGCGAACAGCCTCGGCGGCGGCCTTGAGCACGGCGTTGCCCTTGCAGTGCCCGCAGTCCGTCGTGCACGTCGCGTCGCACTGGTCGAAGCGGTGAGGCATGGTCGTGGTCATCGGGTCCTCCGCAGCTGGACGTGCACGAGACGGGCGAGCAGCAGTCCGCCGCCCACGATCAGGACGGGCCCGGCGATGAGCTGGCCGCCGGACATGAGCGGGGCGGTCAGCTCGACGGCGACGCCGAGGTAGACGGCCGCGAGCGCCAGGGCGAGCACCATCGCGACGCCGAGGGGGTGCCGGGCGGCGCGCTCCGCGGTGCTCGTCACACGGGGCGCGCCGGCCGTCCTCTCCTCCCCCTGCGAGGTGAGGTCACGGGGCTCGCCGTCGTCGCTGCGCGGAGTAGTCGCGGCGAGGGCGGCGAGGCTGTTGGTCGGTGCGTGCTCGGCGAGCAGCTCGTCGACGGTGGGCGCGGCGCTCATCGGGCCGCGCCCTTCGCCCAGGCGCGGAGCATCGCGCCGGACCAGGACCACACCAGCAGGCAGGCGAGGTACAGGGCGCCCGTGAGGGTCGGGTCGTAGGCCGCGTTCATCGGGCGCTGCCGAACGACTCGACGAGGCGGGCGTCCTGGCCGCGCGACTCCGACATGTCCGCGGCCTTCACCAGCTGCGCCGCGAGCTCGCGCGCCTGCGCGGGCCTGAGCACGTGCGACTGGAGGTGCCGGCCGTCGTGGCCCTTCTCGTCGAGGTGCACCGCCGGCTCGGCCGGCGAGCACATGGTGTCGGGCTCCGCCGACAGCGTGTAGAGCTGGAACGGGACCTGGATCGGGCGGGGCGTGGTGGTGTGGGTGGTGGTCATCTGTAGACTCCTCGGTGAGTTCGGAGCCCCCGTCATTGCCCTGGTCGGCGCGGGGGCTTCGTGCTGTCTGCTGCCGAGGCCGTCAGGAAATCCTGACGGCCCCTGGTCCGGTCAGGTTTTCCTGACAGCGGCACCGCGCTTGAGTTCGACGACGTCGGCTCCCTGGTGCCCGCACGGCCGCCCGGACACCCACGCCTCGGCGCATGCCTCCTCGACGGTCCAGCGACCGCCCTTCACGCGCTGCGAGCCGTGAAGCTCGCCGCCGGCGAGGGCGTTGCGAACAGTGACGGGGTGGCAGCGAAACTCGCCCGCAACCTCGGCCGGCGTCAGCCGGCGGATCGTGTTCGTCATCCGGCCAACGCCCCTGCGGCAGCGGGAGCAGGCTTGTTGGCACGCGCAGCGATCTCCTCGGCACTGGCGATCAGCGAGGACAGCGGGACGTCGAGCGCGGCCGCGACGCGAACCAGCTCGGGGAACGTGAAGGGGATGAGGCCGTTCACTCGCCTCGAGAAGGTGTTCGCCGCAATCTCGCTCTGGTCGGCCACGTCTGCCTGCGACCGGCCAGCCGCCGCGAGCGCGGCCTTCACCGCACGGCCGATGGCGACGGCCGTCGGGTCAAACGCGGTTGCGGTATCCATGGATGGAACGTTACGTGCCAGATTTGATACGTGCAAGAGCGCGGCGTTCCAGATCTGGTGCAATTGCTTCCTGGCCGGTACGTTTCGAACCATGGATGACAGCGACCGTCCGGAGCAGGTGTTCCTCCAGGCCCTCGGCAGCGAACTGCGCGCGTGGAGGACGAACCGCGGCCTCACCCGAGCCGAGCTCGCCCGTCGCGCTCTCATCTCCGCATCGACGCTGGGGCGCATCGAGCGGGCCGACGGCGCGTCGGCAGCCACGGTCGCCGACGTGTGGAGGCTCTCGGACCAGCTCGGGCTCGCCTTCTCTGACGTCGTCCGCCGCGCCGAGGAAGCGGCCGAGCTCGCGTCGAAGCCAGCTTCGGGGAACGTCGTATCAGGTCGGTTCGGCACCGCACGCCGGGACAACGGAGAGCCGTTCGCGGTAGACGCCGCCGCGCACCACAGTGAGGTGTCGATCCTCGACGAGCAGGAGTAGCAGGGGGACAGAGATTTGCGGGAACTGCTGACGCTCGCGCACCAGCGCGGCGTCTTCGTTGAGTGGAGCCGGAACATGGGCGAGCACCTGCGAGGTGTCTACGAGCACCACGCACGAACGATCACGCTGAACTCGCTCATGAGCGTCGTCCAGCAGCGGTACACGCTCGCCCACGAGCTGGGACATGCCTGGCACGAGCACACGTTCACGGGCGACCCCCACGCAGACCTCGAGGCCGAGCGGCTCGCCGACGAGCACGCCGCTGGCCTCCTCATCGCACCGCACGCCTATGCACGAGCAGAGGAGCTCTGCGGGCCGCACCCCGGCGCGATCGGCGACGAGCTCGGCGTCCACGCGAGCGTCGTCGCAACCTTCCAGCGTGTCCTGCGACGGACCACGCCCTCCGCGTACATGCACCCCTGGGGGCACGCCCCCTGGGCATCCCTCAACGACAGGAGCGCCTGATGTCCTGGGCGGTGAAGACGACGGCCGGAAGATACATCGGCAAGTACCGCGGGCCGGACGGCAAGGTCCGGACCGCCGAAGGCGGACCGTTCACCCACAAGCGCGCAGCGACGAACGCCGCCGCGGCCGCCGAACAAGCCTCACGACACCTCGGGTGGCGCGACCCGGCCGCCGCCGGCCGCACCTGGCGCGAGTGGTGCGAGGAGTGGTGGCCGACACGCACCGTCGCGGCGTCGACGCTCAAGTCCGACGAGGGGCGGCGCGACCAGCACCTCATGCCGCGCTGGGGCGACGTCCGCCTCATCGACATCACCCGGCAGGACATCAAGGCGTGGGCCGCCGAGCTACGCACCTACGAGACCGACGCCGGCGCGACGCGGCACCGGTCCGCAGAGACCGTCAAGCGCATCGTGAACGTGCTCTCGATCAGCCTCAAGGCCGCCGTCGACGCCGAGATCCTGCCTGCGAACCCGGCCGCCCGCCTCGCGCTCCCGAGCGGCGGCGCCGTCAAGGACCGATACCTCACCCACGCCGAGCTCGACGCGATCTGCCAGCAGCTCGACGGCGAGCACCTCGCCATGACCCTGCTCCTCGCAGGCACCGGCCTGCGATGGGGTGAGGCCGCCGGGCTCCACCGCGCACGGATCGACACCAAGCGTGGAGTGCTCGACGTCGTCGAGACGTGGTCCGTCCGCGGCGCGCACATGAAGCCGTACCCGAAGGGCCGACGGCGGCGGCAGGTGCCGATCCCCGGCTGGATCGACCTCTCCGCGCTCGAGCAGCCCGCCGTGAGCGCCGAATGCGGCTACGAGCACATCGAGGGGCACTGCCCCGGCCCTCTCCTGCTCACGACGGAGAACGGCACCATCGTCGACCACGCGCGCTTCTCGAAGGCGTTCGCGGCCGCGGTGCGCGCCGCCGACGTCGGACGGGTGCGCGTACACGACCTGCGGCACACCTACGCTTCGTGGCTCATCCAGGGCGGCCGCCCCCTGGCCGAGGTCGGGAAGCTTCTGGGCCACGTCTCGCCGATCACGACGCAGCGGTACGCGCACCTCGCAGACCTCGACTCCAACGACGTCCTCGCCGCCCTCGGCCCGGGGCCCGCGAGCGCCACGAAGGCCGCGCCCGCGGGCGTCGACGAGCTGGCCGCACGCCGCGCACGCCGGGCCGGGCGCAGCGCCTAGGCCAACCGCCGTGACGCCCTGGGCGCCGGCGACGTCCCGTGTAGCATCCGTGTAGCAGACTGGCGCTACACGAGGCTTCACGAGGTTTCACGGCCCAGACTGCTGAAGGGCCCAGAAGTGCCGTCTGACCTGCGAGAACGCTTCGCGTGACTGCATGAGGCTGCACCGGAATTCACCCCGCGTCAGGGACTTTTAATCCGCGGGTTCAGGGTTCGAGCCCCTGGGGGCCCACGTGGACATTCCCCGCCCCGTCGTCGTCGCCCACCGTGGCGCGTCCGCCGACGCCCCGCAGAACACACTGGCGGCCTTCGACGCCGCCGGCGGGGCGGGCGCCGCCATGATCGAGCTCGACGTCCACCTCAGCGCCGACGGCGTCCCGATGGTGATCCACGACGGCACGGTCGACGCGACCACCGACGGCTCCGGCGAGGTGCGCGGTCTCACCCGGGACGAGCTGCAGGCGCTCGACGCCGGCGCGTGGTTCGGCCCGGAGTTCGCCGGGCAGCGCATCCCGACGCTGGCGGAGGTGCTGGCGCTGGTCGGGCGCCACCCCGGCCTCGGGATCCTCTGCGAGTACAAGGGCCGTTGGACCGCCGAGGACGTCACCGTGACGATGCGCGTGCTGGACGACCCAGCGCTCGACGGGCGCCTCGTGGTGCAGGGCTTCGACCCCGCGACGGTCGCGGCCCTGCGCGACGTCGCACCGCAGGTGCCGCGGTCGCTGCTGGTGGAACACCCGCGCGACGACCTCTTCCCGCTGCTCGCCGAGCTCGACGCCGCCGCGGTCAGCCCGGCCGTGGCGCTGGTCGCCGCCGACCGGGGGCTCGTCCCGGCCGCGCACGCCGCGGGGCTGAAGGTCTTCGGCTGGACCGCGAACGACGAGCTCGCGTGGCGCACGCTCGTCGACGCGGGCGTGGACGGCATCATCACCGATCGCCCGGCCGAGCTGCGCGGGTGGCTCGGGCCGGCGACGGCCCCCGCCCGGGTCTGACCGCGCGGCTCTCAGCGTCGCGGCGCGTGCAGCCAGCCCGAGAGACGGCCCGTCACCCAGGGCAGCACCCAGAACGACATGATCGGCGTCAGCACCAGCGTCGAGACGAGCACGCGCAGCACGACGGGGAGCTCCTCGAACGGCGGTACCAGCCACCCCACCAGGAGGGTGAAGGCGAGGTTCACGGGGAAGAAGCCGAGCCAGATCGCCACCGACTGCTTCCAGCGCGGCGGCGCGGCCAGGAGCGGGGGCCCGGCGGGCTCGTCCTGCCGCACGGGCGGGTCGAACCAGCCCTCGATGCCGGTGCGCTTCTCCACGCGACGCTCCTCGACGAGCCCCTCCCCGGCGGCGAGCCAGCGCCGGCGCTCGGGAGACT